TTGATTACCCAAAAGACAAAGATGATGTTGGTGATATGGAAACAACAAGGGGAGATTGGCAACGTGGACAAAACTAAAAAAACACTAACGGCAAAGGAATTTGATAAGAAATATCCACACTTGAAAGACCATGCCGATTATAAAAGGTATGATCGTCGCAAGAAGTTATCTACAACTGGTTATATAGCCAATAGAAAAAGGGGTAGGAAAAATAGTAAATGAATCCTACTTTCGTCTGGTGGAAGGGGAAGGTTGAAGATCGGAAAGATCCGTTGAAGTTGGGCAGGTGTAAGGTACGTATACTTGGATACCATACAGATGACAAATCGGAAATTCCGACAGAAGATCTTCCCTTTGCCTATCCAGCAATGCCTATTAATACTAGACCGAGTGATTCACCTATTGGCCCCGTAGAGGGTACGTGGGTGATGGGGTTCTTTGCCGATGGTGAAAATGCACAGCAACCGATAATGACACATGTTATTGATGCTGGTTATAAAACGGCAGATGATCCAACGATTACACCAGAACCTAGTTGGGGTAAATCTAAAATATCAACGGGTGAAGTAAATGTCAATAGGTTAGCAAGAGGTGATAAAACAGATACCTATGTAGATAATTATGAATCAATGGGTAAGATTGCGGTTGCAGGGTCATTAAATGAATCATGGGAACTCAAAGAGTTGGAATATGGTGCTGAATATCCCTATAATAGAGTGGAAGAAAGTCAATCAGGGCATGTACATGAGATAGATGATACAGAAGGAAAAGAAAGGATCGCAGTTGCACATAAATCTGGTACAGTTGATGTTATGGGTTCTACGGGTGATAGAGTCGCAAAGGTCATGGGTGATAATTATTCTATTGTAGTAAAGAATAATAACATTTACACTAAGGGTTCGGTTAATATCACTGCTGATAATGATGTTAATATTAAAGGTAGGATTATAAGATTAGAAGGACAGCAAGTGAGAATCAAGGGTGATTTGGGTGTGTTAGTAGAATCACCTGTTGGTGCATTTGTATCAGCACCATTTTTGAGTACAGATCCTAAATTGGGTGGTGCAATTTTGCATGGGGCAATTGGTTCACCGTTTGTGGCTCCAGCTGGAATATCACCAGATGCATTGATGGTTGATGTACCAAGTTCTAAAAGTGATTCTGTTGTTGTTCGGGAAAATCCACCTGTCAATTCATTGGCACTTTTAAGGGCAACCATCTTAGGTGGATTTAATGCAAAGAAAACTATGTTTCTTGGCCCTGCTGAATGTGGTACGGATATGCTTGATGAGTTGAAAGCAAATTTTAATGCATTGGATATGTTAAAATTACTAACTAAGATATTCAATTTGGTAGGTAAAAATACATCACAGACAACTAATATCGAACTTCCAGAGAAATTAGGTCTGAAAGAAGATTTTAAGGAATTTTTGGAAAGAACTGGTTCTACGGTTGGGCCTGAATATGCTGGTATGAAAACTGAAATTGAAACTGTATTAAAAAAGGAAAAGGTGAATGTTGATGTTGAATTGAAAGATGCATTGGAATCTGAAGGTGGAAGTTTAGAGGTGGTTGATGATGATGGTGTGACACATACTGTTACATCGTTGGATGATGCCATAACTTTAGTGGAAAGTGGCAAGGTGTTAAGTTATTTCAAAGATGATGAACCAGAACCAGAACCAGTTGATAATGTTATACCTGTTTCAACGGAGACACCAAAAATGACAAATTGCTGTGAGACATGTGGAGAGGTAACTTGCGTATGCACCAGTTAATGAAGTTGGATAAAGATGTTTTGAATGCGTTAAGTGTTCTTGCAGAAAAGAAAATTATAGAATATGATGCAGAAAAGAATGAAATTGTTATCAATATGGATCTCAACCTCAAAGTTAGGGGTAAATTTCAAGTTGATTGCGAGGAACATATGGTACTAAATAGTGGCAAGGGTATTGATCCTGAGTTGAAAGAACAATTTTCCATTTGGTTGAATCCAGTTGTAGATAGTAAAGGTGAGATTGTGGTTGGTGATGAGGAATACATAGAACAGAGTGAAATTGAATGGCCACTAATACGTTAGAGTTTACACTCAAGGATGGTTCGTCGCAAATACTGGATCTTTCAGTATTGGCAAATATATTATACATAGATCTGTACATGGAAGATGGTACTGTTTTACAAGTGCCATTAAGATTCTTACAATTAAGTACGGGTGTGGAATCTTCATTAGCAGAAATACTGACAGCACTTATTACTGCTAATATGAATAATGATAATGTGATGCGTGAGATGGGGTATCGTAGCAATGGTGCGATGGTTGCTCCGTTTTATGCTGATGATAGAGCATTAAATAAGTTAAAATTTAGCAAGACTCTTGAATATAATATTCGTGGTCGTTCTGATGAAATTATTGAGTTGGTAAGTGGAAGTTTGCCCAAAGGCATATCTCTGGTAAAGGATGGAGATACATACAAAATTGAAGGATATGCCAGTGAAGATAACTTTGACCATACGACATTGGAAGAAGTTGAAAAGTTGCACATGCAAAGGCAACTTGAATTCATGAATATAAAGTATACCAAAAGTTTGGATAGTGGTTCTGTTTTCAAAGTTGGTGATTTGGTTATCGACCAAGCAACAAATAGTTTTTCAACTATTGCAAAAATTGAGACTTATAATGTTGGTGAAGAATCTCGAACAAAATTTGTTGTAAATGAGTTTTCGGCCGAAATGGAAACTTTAACTTTTGGTGATTATGAAGTAGAGGTTCCTAGTCAATTTGATTACTATAATGGAAGGGTGACTTTTGATGATGATATGAATCCTACGATCAAAGAAGATTGGAGAGGATCTTTCGTATCTACTAATGGGCAAATTGCGGTTTCATTTGATGATGTGAAGCAAGTTATGCCAGTAGAGGTATCATCCAAATTTGAGAAAGACTTTAATTTCACATTGGGATTGAGAACACCAGATTCTACTGAATATACAGATACCAATGATTACACTTTGAATGTTAGGCAGAATTTTGATGGTGTACGGGATAAGTTAATTCCAGTAGAAGAATTACCAATACAGACAGAATTTGATGCGGTTACGGGTGATTCTTATGTTTACTATTTTGGTGATACTGAGAAATTTGTACCAGCCGCAACTTGGTATATGCCATTCAGAAAAACTAGTGGGGATTCGGCAAATATACCATTAGTATCGGGATTTATGAAATACGGTGAAACTAAAATAGATGCTAGGTTGGGGTTTCAGTTGAGAACCAATACAGGTGTTATAAGGGAAATAGAGTTACTAGGATGACAGAAAAAGTTGAAAAACCAGATACAAGACCAATAGCAGTTTGGGGAAATATTGATAGCCCACATGGTGCTTTTCTTCCAGGCCCAGCAGTGCTTCCATCTGCACCTTTGGGGTATACAACTGGAGATGCAAAAAACATGTTTTCTGCGTCAGGAAATGTTAAGATAGGATGTAAACATAAGAATTTGGGGGTACATAGGCAATTTGATGTTAGAGTACCACACATTCAAGCATCACCACCATATTCACCAGAGTTATTTATTAATGCAGGGGCATATAATGGTGGTTTAATGCCCCATACTAAGAGTGGTAGTAAAACGGTTAAAACAAATGGTGTTGAGACTGCGAGGGTGGGATCACCTGTCATTTGTTCATCGAAAATCATGACAGGGGTAGGATCAGTTAAAATTGGAGCATAGGATATGAACTATTCAGTTACAGAAAAGAATACCACTAAATTTCAGAACAGGCAATTTGTAGATCTGGATTTGAATTTCAAAAGAAATCCGATTACTAATGATGTTGTATCCAAAAAGGGCCAGAATGCAATAAAACAGAGTATAAAGAATTTAGTCTTAACTCGGATTGGTGAAAAGTTGTTTAATCCATTGGTTGGATCGTATGTCTACAATTTGCTATTTGATAACATTGTACCAGAGACTACCATTGCATTACAAACCAGCATTGAAGATGTTATAAATACTTATGAACCAAGAGCATTGGTTAATCAAGTATTGGTTGATCCAGATCCAGATAACAATGGATACTTAATTACATTAATTGTATCCTTTGTCAATTTACCAGAACCAACAGCAGTAGAATTCTTTTTAGAACGGTTGAGATAATATGCAAAATAGTAAATTACGAATCACTGAATTAGATTTTGACAAGATCAAAACCAACATAGTTGATTTCATGAAGAAACAGTCTGAATTTTCAGACTATGATTTTGAAGGTGCTGGTTTATCCGTCTTGACCGATGTGCTTGCTTATAACACACACTACATGTCTTATTATTTGAATATGGTTGCTAATGAAATGTTTTTGGATAGTGTTTCGCAACGTTCATCGGCAGTATCCATAGCAAAACATTTGGGATATGTTACGCAGTCCACAACGGGGGCAGAAGCAACTGTAACATTAAAATGTGTTACTGCTGAAACTTCAATAGACAGTCCAGCAACTATAACCATACCTCAATATACCAAGTTTACTATAAAACTGGATGATGTATCATATATATTCTACACTCTAAAGTCTTATACGGCCACTACAACAGATACGGGTGCAAATCGAACTTATACGGCAACTGGTGTTAAGTTGAAACAGGGTAAGCAGGGTACGATAGATTTTGTGGTCAACCAAACAGGGTTTGAGGAAAAATACATTATACCTGTTGATAATTTAGATACATCGACTTTGATCGTCAAGATTAAAGATGCAGCCAGTGATGGAACATATGATCTCTGGACGTTATACGAAAATGTAACCAACCTAACCAGCACATCCAAGAATTATTTTTTACAGGAAGTTGAAGATGGAAAATACGAGATCTATTTTGGTGATGGTGTTCTTGGGGCAAAATTAACACAGGGTAATGTAATTACAGTCGAGTATTTGACCAGTGAAGGTGCAGTGGCAAATGGTGCAGGGAATGATACGGCAAATCCATTTACAATTGCAACAGCATTATCTTACAGTAGACCAGATGCTGGTACAACGGGTACAGTCACACCTACTATAGAAGCAACATCAGCCGCAACGGGTGGTACAGTTGCTGAAACTATTGATTCCATTAAGTATAATGCACCAAAAGCATTCAAAACTCAAGATCGAGCAGTTACACTTGAAGATTATAAGTCAATAGTAATTAATAAGTATACAAATGCCAGTTCAGTTTCTGTTTGGGGTGGAGAGGATAACGATCCACCTGATTATGGAAAGGTCTATATTGCAATTAGACCAGTTACAGGTTTGACTTTGACTGATGTATCAAAGGAAGATGTTAAAACTATTTTGAATAAGTATAAGGTATTGGCAATCACACCAGTTGTGTGTGATCCAGATTATACTTTTGTGATTGTTGATACTATAGTCAATTACAATTCAACTACATCACTGATTCCAGCAGAAACTATGAAAGAGAATGTTACTACAACTATAAAAGACTACAACAACAGCACTTTGAATAAATTTGGTACGATATTTCGACATTCTCAACTTGTAGGTTTGATTGATGATACTGATGATCCAATACGGAGTAATGTTACTAAAATCAAATTGAAAAAACGAATTAAACCCACATTAGGCAAACTTCAAGGTTGGGTTGGTAAGGACACATTAAAATATGGAAGTGCTATAGTCAAGGGATCAGTTACATCCGACGAATTTACAGTTTGCAATAATATATCCTATGGTGGGAATGTGATTTTCACTGATGATAGCAATGGTGTAATCAATTTGACATCTGGTGGAACGATCATATTTGCCGATATAGGTACAGTTGATTATACAACAGGAAAAATAACTATTTCTGGTGTTGCGGTTGATGTCATTGCGGGCGGTACAGACTATGTTTATATCACGGCAGATGTCGATGAAGCAGATGTCAAACCAGTAGCAAGACAAGTAATTACTATTCAAGATGCCGATATAACGGTAACGATGGTGGAAGATGTTACATAAGGATAAAATACAACGGAAAATATCACCGTTTATACATTCACAACTGCCTTTATACCTAGATCTGCACTATGACAAGGTTGCAGATGGGTCAATTTCTGTGTTTGGTCGATTTATGCAGTTGTATTATGAATGGTTGGAAACGTCATATGATGCTACTATTGATGATTTCAAATTTCAGTCCATTCAGCAAGTTAGTGACATGGCCATATCCGATCTACATTCGGAGAATGGGAATGTTTATGATCGCCTGGTGCGGTTAGAATCCTTTAGGGATGTTGATAATACCATATATAAGTTACTACAATATATCAAGTCAGAATATAATCCAGATTTGCCTAGCAATACATATGCAGATGATAGAAAATTAATCAAACGAGTTAAGGAAATCTATCGGGCAAGGGGAACGGAATCGGTATTTAGTATATTTTTCAGAATTCTTTATCAGAAAATTCCAGTTACTATATATCCAAAAGAGCAAGTGTTTACGGTAAGTGACAGTGATTGGAAACAACAAAAATCTATTAGAGTAAAAACTTCTGGTTCTACAACAACTGATGACCATGAATCATTCAAGGGGTATTATATCGTTGGAATGGCATCTGGTGCAAAGGCAGTGGTTGAGAGTGCGTTGGTTCGGAATATTGGTACAGAATTCGTTACTGATTTATATCTTGATTTGGAAACTGGTATAACTGGTGCGTTTCAGTCCGATGAAGTGATAGTGGTGCAAACTAATGAAGGGTATGTTGTTAATAAATCTGGCACATCAGATCAATTGCAGGCCAAGATAACACCATCGGCACAGGGGATAGCAGTTACTAATAAAGGATCGGGTTATTATTTGGATGATACAGTTACATTGGCAAACGTTCAAGAAACTACAATGGTTATTACAAAATTGGCAACTGGTGTTGTGAGTGAATTTTATATACCGACTTCCATTCAAACTCATCTATCTGGTTTAGTGGGTGAGCAAGTTAGTTTTGTTAATGATTATTTGGAAGTTTATGGAGTAGAGGGAACATTTGCTGTAAATGATACACTAACTGGTTCTAACAGTGGTGCGACAGCAAAATTGAGATATATTGAGGGGAATAGGTATTGGATTGATACCATCTCTGGTACATTTACAACGGATGAAAGTGTCGAGGGGGAATATTTGGGTGAAGAAATTACTAGTAGTACAAATAGATTGAGGGCAGACAGGATGATTACAATTTGTGATGTGTCTGCTTCTGCTACTGTTATGGCTTCCAATAAAATTGATGTTAATTCGGGTGGTGTGAATTACACATCGTTACCTAGAGCATATGTAGATTCTAATACAAATGTTTCTACTGATAAATTATTGTCATATAGTGCAACTGCTGGTGGTATCGAGGAAGTTAAAGTAATTACTAAAGGTCTTGCAGATAGTGCATCAACTGTTACATTTAGAAGTCACGATCCAAGTTCACCATTACATCGGGCAACAGGTACAGTCATATATGGTGCATTAGTAGATCATGGTGGTTCTGGATATTCGTTGAAATCAAATGTCAGTGATTCGGAATCGTATGTTCAAGATTTGGATTATTATCAATGGTGGTCATATAAAGTTAGGGCTTCAGAAGATCCTAATAAGTGGAGAGGACAACTAAATAAATTTGCACATCCAGCAGGGATGAAAATATTTACAGAATTTACCATAGATAATCCAACACAGGTTAATCAAACGGTGACATCTGCTGTTTGTAATACACTAATATCATAGGAATAAAAAAATGGGAACACTTTTAACGAGAAATCATAGTTATAGAACAGCAAAACAGTTTAAAGAGTTGTTTTCCAGCAATTCACATCGAATTTATGCTGTGATTGGAAATACTACGAATAGTCAATCGGAATCAACTCCAACGGAAAGTCTTTCTAGTGATATTTCGTTTTGGGATAAAGTGGCGGGAATAAAGAGGATTACGAGTGCTGATGTTTCTATGGTAGTCAAACATGGGTCTGGTTCTTCATTGAAGGAATTGGATTCTGGAATTGGGTTTACACCATATAACCATACATTAGATTTATTTGGTTCACCAACTGAATTTTTGGGTTATACTGAAGGAACTACCTATATTAGGGTCTGGAAATGTTTGTTCAATGGTTCTGGTGCAACTGTATCTGATGTACCAGCATCCTCTGATTCTTCACCATCGGGAAATGATGATAGCAATACGGGTGTTTTTATACAATCGGATGGGTATCATTGGAAATATTTATATTCTTTTGCGAAAAATAGTGTTTTTAATGTTAATGATACCAATTTTAAGTGGATGCCAGTTGAATCATTGCAACTCAAACCATCAAATGCTGAACTTCTGAAACAGTGGAATGTACAAGCAGCTGCGGTAGATGGGGCAGTGAATTCTATCATCCATAGTTCTAATCTTACGGGGTATACAAATGGACATGCGGTTACATTGTCAGGAACTAACACAACTGTTTTTGCTGGTGAAATCGCAACTGCAAATTCAAAACAATATGTGAATATTACTAATGCTGGTGCTGGTTATCGAAATGTAACTGCTGTTAATGTTAATGGTTCTGCTGATGCCAGTTTAACGGCAATGATTTCACCAATTAGTGGGCATGGGTTTGATGTAGAAAGAGAAGTTGGGGCAAAGGATTTAATGGTAACGTGTCAGATAACTAATTCTGATATTGCTAGGGCAACAGTCACGCAATATGCTACAGTAGCATTAATTTTAGATCCAATAATTACAGGTAGTTCACAGGATGATATAACAACATCGGGTACAAGTATAGCATCGGGTACTAGAGCAAGTGATACTTCATACTTACAAGCAGGGTTACTAAAATACTCTGGGCAGATTCTGTATGTGGATCAGAGAGCAACTGTAGCAAGAACAAATGACTCTAATACAGATTTAATAAGACTAGTCATTCAATTTTAGAAGGTGGATAGAAATGGCAACTAAAGATTTCAACATAAGTCCGTATTACGATGATTATGATTCATCTAAGGGCTATCATAGGGTATTATTCAGACCCAGTTTTGCAGTACAGGCAAGAGAATTAACTCAACTGCAAACTATATTACAGAATCAATTAAAACAAGCAACAGATGTCAGGAATGGAAAGTCATTAGTTCCAGGCGAGATAATACTTGATACCGATCTTTCATATGTGGCATTGGTGGATGATTTATCAGGAACTGATACAACTACTAATATTGTAGGCACTGTTATTGGTTCTAAGGATGGAACCACTGGTGATGTCTATGCTAAAATTATAGCGGCATCAGATAGAGAAGTTTTGCAAATAACAGATGCTGATACATTAACTATTTGGGTTTCATATCTTAAAGGTGGATCTACTAATACTACCTTTGCCAGTGCAGATTCTTTATATAAACAGACTACTGGTACGAATTTAGCATCTAGTGCGTGGAATACAGTGGGCAGAAATGTATCTGCTGGTGATCCAACTACTGTCATTGGTTCTGGTTCTGCTGTGCATGTTAAAGCAGGGGTTTACTATATCAACGGTTATGCGGTTGAAGTTGCCGATCAAACATTAATCCTAGACAAATATACTACTACACCTTCATATAAGATAGGATTTGATGTTGCAGAAAGCATAATAACCACTACCGAAGATAGTACCCTAACTGATAATGCAGTTTCATCTACCAATTATCAGGCAGATGGTGCAGACCGATTTAAAATTTCACTTACATTAGCAAAGAAATCCTTAACGGCTACTACCAGTGCAAAATTCATCGAGATTGCAGAAGTTGTAAATGGAAAGTTACACAAGAAAGCAGAGGGTATTGAACGCAGTAAAGGGTATAAAGTCATTTCTGGATTTGACTATGAGTTGCGTGAAAATAAGTCTACCATGACCGATGCTAACGGATTGTTAGGTACAGATGCCAGTGGAAGTAGTGACAAAGTTTCCTTTGGAGTTAATACAGGTGTCGCAAACATAGATGGGGTAAGGACTAAATTAGAGCAAAAAACGTTTTTGGCACTAAGTAAGGCAAGGACTATCGAAGAATCTACTGCTGATGTTTCTGCCGCCGCAGACATTGGAAATTATGTTGTCACTGATGGTGGGATAGTAGGAAATTTTGCATCAGCAGATAATCAACGAGCAGTATTGAATTTCTCACCAGCAAGTTCGGGTGTACCATTCCCTTTGGTAAATATGAAAGATTCATCGGCATTTATTGGTACAGCACGAATCCGAAATATAGAACGATTGGGTAATGAATTCAAGGTCTATCTATTTGATATTAGCATGAATTCGGGTAAGAATTTGGTTAATGTCAATGAGTTACATGTATGGACATCATCGTCTACACCATCAGCAACTAATAAACTTTGTGATTTGAAAACTGAACAGTCAACAGCAACTGTGACTACACATGGTGTTGATGATACCTTGACATCACTGAAAGATACGGGCAAGAATACATTACTATATCAAATCGGTAAAGGGATAACAGAATTTGATACTACAGTTGTTGTTAGTGCCACACGACAAACTTCAGTCGTAACGGCATCGGGTACTACATTAACAGTAGCCGCAAATGCAAATAGCACATTTGATGCCGATACTACTAAGATTTTGGTTTATGGGAATGATGGAACGAAAAATAAAATATTTGCTGATAGTGAAATGACAACCACTTTGAATGGAGCAAAAACATCGGCAAGTATTGTAGGAGCATCCTTTCAAACGGGAGAAAATTATGCTGTTTTTGCTACGGTTTCTAAAAATACATCAACACAAGCAAATAAATCATTGTCACATCAATCTGATGTCTTTACTACCAAGACATCGGTAGAAGTTTCTACGTTGGCATTAACTAAAGCAGATGTTCTTCCAACTCAATGGAAAGTATACATGTCACCAGATTTCGGAACGGCTGCATTGTCTAGTCATACTGATATTTCAGATCGGTATGCAATGGATACGGGGCAACGAGATAATTTTTATGCATTAGGTGCATTGAAACTAAAAAGTGGAAAATCCTATCCTACGGGTAGAATAACTGTTGCTTATTGGTATTTTGTAATATCAGCAGGGGATTACATTTCGGCATCATCTTACCCTACAACCACAGACAATAATACTACAGCAAATTCTAATTACAGTGTAACTGATTCTTATGGTACATGGGTTTGGGCATCTTTGCATGATGGTGTACAGGAATTCAAGAATGGTGATATTCCAACCTATACCAGTGATACGACAGGCAGAAAGTACCGATTGGGTGATTGTATAGATTTGAGAAGTTATAAGAATGATAATGGTGTCAGTAATTCAGCATTTTCTGGATCTGGTGCAACTGCTATACATCCACCAGAAAGGGCTGTTGTTAGTGGTGATGGTTCTGATTTCTATTTGGGTAGAATTGATATTGTCTATTTGGATACCGAAGGAACTTTAAGAGTGGTTGAGGGTGTTGCAAGTAGTAATCCATCACCACCAAATGCACCATATTCTGGTGTGCCATTGTATATTGTTAAGTTTATGCCTTACACATACGGAACGGATGATATTGTAGTTCAGAAATTTGGTGTTTCTGAATACGATGATTTTGCTTATTTTAGTGCATTATCTGCACTGGAGAATTCGGCAGAAAATTATAATATCGGTGTTGGCAGATTGCGAAGGAATGTATTTGTTGATCCATTTGTAGGTCATGGGTTTGGTGATTCAACAGATGCAGATCATAAGATTTCAGTTGATCCTATCAACAATGAATTGAGGCCACATTTCCATGAAGATGGTTTGGCAATGGAAGTATTTTCTTCTAATGCACAAACTGATTTGGTACATAATAGTAATTTAGTGACATTTCCTTATACCGAGACACCCGAAGTTCAGAATTTGGATTCCAGTTTAGATCAGAAAGTGAGGACATCTGAAGTTTCTACTTATCAGGGTGTGGTATCGGTTGGATATGATAAATGGAAGTCTACTGATTCTAGGGAGAATGTTAGATATAATCGTAATGGAGCATGGGATTCTATAAAATATTTGGATGATTCTACTAAAACACAAGGAACAGTTTGGAATGAGTGGGAAACTCATTGGTCAGGTGCTAAGAATAGTGATTTTCAAGATCCAAGTTTCGGTATGTCATACAACGAGTTACCTAAATCACCAGCCCTACCTAATAGTGCTAGTTTATTGAGCAAGAAAATCGGTGATAGTGAGTTAGGCACACATTATGTACCATACATTAGATCACAGACTATAACGATTATAGTTGAAGGTATGAAACCACTGACCAGTATTTCTACAGTTAAATTCGATGGAATCGACATAACCAGTTCATTCACTACACCGAAAACAGATGTTAATGGAAAATGGACTAATTCATATGTTATTCCTAATGTCGATGAAGATGTTGGTTCAACTAAATTTCAAACAGGTAGCAAGCAGATTATAATTGAAGCAAATCAATCCTATGCTGAAGGTTATTATCATGCAGTTGGTCATGTAGACACTGATGGTTTGGCCACAAGACCTTTTGATAGTTCGTGGGATGCACAAACTATTGAAACAGTATCACAGGGCATAGAGGTTTTTTCCGAATGTTTTGTAACTAGTTTGGATTTGTATTTTTCGGCAGAAGATGCTGATTTTACTAGACCAGTTATTGTTCAGTTGAGAACTATTGAAGATGGAAAAGTCAGTAATAATGTATTACCATATTCTACAAAGTCTGCGTTAGCAACAGGTATTGATGTTGATGGTACAGAAACTAAATTTACATTTAGCAATCCAGTTTATCTCAAAAAAGGAAAATATGCCATTACGATTATCACACCAGCAACTGAGTACACAGTTAAAGCATTGGATGTTGAAACACAAAAGGGTTCAAATGCACTTGGTGTTGATAGTATGTATTTGGGTACGGATAAAGTCAATAATAAGATTCTGAAGTTTACACTTAATCGGGCAAAATTTGATTTGAGTGGTGGAACAAATAATATTATTTTACAAACTAAAAATACTGCTAAAGCATTGATTGATAATCCGTTTTATACTACAACATCATCAGAAAATCGAATTACGGTTACACAGCCAGGACATGGATATGTTGTTGGTACTACATTGAGTTTTAGTGGAGTTAAGGGTAGTAATGAACAAGATGTTTTGATGAATAGTGGTAGTGGAAATTATACAGTGGGTGAAGTTGTATTTTATGGTTCTGGTTCGTTCAATTATGGAAGTGCATGGGGTAAAGTAATATCATGGGATTCTTCCAAGTTTATCTTGAAAGTTGCTTCCATCTCTGGTACATTTGCTTCTGCGAATCAGATTACAGGTGTGTCTAGTGGAACTTCAAGAACTGTTTCTAGTACTGCTGGTGCTGTTAATACAGTGAAACGTTTGCATGGTGTTGGGATAGGTGTTCCATCTGGTTTTGATAATTATGTCAATGGCAGTGGGTATAGTGCTGATAGTACTTCTGTTGGTGTGGCAACATCTTCTGCTGGTAGTGGAACAGGGTTGCGTGTTAATACAACTGTCAATGGTAGTGGTGGAGTTACAAATGCAACAATAGCCTTTGCTGGATCTGGTTATGCTGATAATGAAGTGATTACTGTTTCTGGTGGTAATGGGGATGCTACATTTCAAATTAATGGTATTACAGGTATGAATGATGATACTTTTACTATTGATTCTGTTACAGCAGATAGTTATGTTATCAAAAATGATACAACTGCATTTACAGTTTATCAGGATGGGTATCCGCAGGGGGAAACTTTAGTTGTGGTCGATAGTCCAAGACGTAGAGCAGATTTGATAAATTACACAGGTGAAGAAATAATTCCGAGTGGTACTAGTATCTCATATCAGGAAGCAGTTGGTAATAATATGTTTGGGGCAACTAACGTTGGATTGAATTCTAATGTGGATTATTCTGTTTCATCACAGTTTATACAGAAATTCTTGAAGGCATCATTCACTGGAGATAGTAATAACGATAGAGTTTCACCAGCAATTGATGTCAGCTCTCTGAATGCTATTGTGATTGCTAATGCGGTTGATTCTGCTGGAACTTCTGCTTATATCTCAAGAAAACTAGAATTGGAAGAAAGTGCCAATTCGGTTACAGTTGTATTTGATGCCAAAACTTCCAAAGGTAGTGGTATTGATGTCTATGTTAAGACTTTGACCTCTGCTGGAAATGCCAATTTTGATACAGAAAGTTGGGTTCAACTAACACAACAAACGGCAACTACTGATGGGGATTCGGCAGAATTTACCGAATATGTGTACAGCAAAGATGGTATGACAGACTTTTCTATCGTTACCACCAAGATTGTGTTGAAAGGTAGTAATACGGCACGTCCATCACGAATTAAAAATCTGAAAGTGATTCCAAACTATAAAGACCCATCATTGTTACCATTACAGACATTATCGTTGGTATTATCTAAGAACGCAGTTAGTGCAACTTCATTCAATACTACTACAATTACTGAAATCACTACAGATTTTGTGGTAGAAACGGCAATAGTCTATATAACGGATGCAGTTAATGCGGCTACTAGTGCAGTTATATCATCTGGTGAAGGTGCTGTTGAGTTGTTACGTGGAGCAGATGGTAAGGTTACACCATTGGAAACGGGTACGAATACAGGTTGTACAGTTAGGTTCAAATC